CGTTCATAGACCAGCCGAGTGAGTGGACCCTGAGGGACCGCAAGCACTGGACCTGGTTGATGAACCAGGCCGACCGGGTGATCTACGTCTCGACTGAACACGAGCGGGACGCATACGAGAAACGGAACCGCTGGATCGTAGACAACTCAGGGGCGATGTCGATCCTCCTGGAGCCAGGGCGCGAGCGTAGCGGCACCGGGAGGTGCGCCTTGTATGCAGATCGCAGAGGGCGTATCATCACCCCGCTCTGGGACCGTTGGAAACGGTTTCAGCAGATCAGGAGCAACCTATGAACCATCATCGTTTCAAGACTCTGTATCGCGGGTCGACCTCGATCCCCGGCCATGTTCTTTTCCCGAAGCCGAAACAGCCGACCGACGCGGCAGCAGACCGCCACCGTGGCCGGGAAGCCCGTCTCCGCCAGGAGACCGGAGGCACAGAGCGCGCTTGAATCGTTAACCGGGCCAGTCTATAGGTTCGTTGCGCGCGAGCGTCAGCTTGAGGTTCGTCCTCGCTGGGCGGCCCGGTTTTCGGTTTCGACTCCTTGGGCCGGGCCGCCATCTTCTTCTCAGTTTCGGCCGGTCGCGTAGTCTCGCAACCAATCTATGTCTTCCTTGCACCCGAGGTATGCGCCCCGGAGACGACGCAGATATTCCCCGTTCTCCTCGTCAGAGACAGCCCCGGTTTCGGGATCGCCTGCCGGGCGTCCGGGTTCGTCAGGGCAAACCAGCCGCTCGGCAGGTATGCCGTCCAGGTTGCCGGTCGTGGTGCAAGCCCCGAGCGAGAGCGCCAGGAGCGGGATCAGAAAGTTACGCATATCAGTCCTCCGGTAGGTTGTCGTAATAGCTCTGGGAAACAGGACCCACGGGTTTTTTCGCGCCTTCCGGGTCCTTAGCGGCCGCCTCAGCCTGCGCCCTGGCGATCTCGTCCTGGCTTTTCTGGTTTGCAGTCTCGCGGCCGACGGCTTTGCCGTCAGCACGATCTCGCGCGTCCTGGTTCTCGACGGCTCGGTCAGCCTTGTAGTCGTCGATCACGCTTTGGTCGTAGGCGCACTTGCCAACCCCCAGGAGAATCAGTAGAAGGACATACAAGATGCCAATCCCGATAGCTCGGGCGATCTTGTTACGGCGCTCCAGGGTCCAGGAAGATTTCGGTCCTCCGAACAGACCCAAGGCCCTCAGGCCGAGCGTGATTAGGATTGACGACATTCGGTATTCTCCTCGTTGTTGAGGATTGCACCATACCCCCGAAAATCAGATACACCAAGATCGACTATTGAGGGGCAAGACCCCCGAAAGTGCCTTGACCCATAAAAGAGGCCCGCCGATCCTGGGGATGGCGGGCCGGGGGGTAAGTCTTGGGAGAGGATGCCCCGAAAGGCAAAACCGATGTAGCGACATCGGGAACCCTGGTCAAGCCATGTATCCGCCGTGCTGGAGCGCGGTTTGAAAGTCGTTTGCATATACCGCGATCTGATCTTGCTTATCGCTCCCGTTGATGATGTCCCGACTCGCCACGAACTGTCCGATAGTAGCAGGCCCTTGACGCGGTAGATCGTCACTCAACTTGCGGCCGGTAAACCACCCCTCAATCATTCCGTAGACCATGACGGCGGCCGCGACATCCGGGCGCATCGCCAGGTCCGGGTTAGCCACCAAGTCGACGTCGAATCCAAGCTCCCGGAGCTTCCTGGCGGCGCGCTCGTAATTGATCTTCCAGGTCAGTTGGACATACCCCCGGCCACGGTATTTGATGCCATCGCCGGGCGTCGTGTTGCCATAGCGCCGTGCCGTGTTGGGCCGTCGACCCCGTATGTCATACTGGCGGGTGAAATAGCTGTTGCCGCCGCGCTCCGCGATAGGCTGCATGGTGTGGGCCGTCTCCAGATAGGCGGTCGCCAGACCATATGCGACATAGGAAATCGGGGCGCGCGCCATACCGAAGGCCGAGATAATGATGTCGCACCCCTCGAACTCCTCTTTGCTGATCTTGGGTCCGAGCATCGGGTTTGAGCGGAGCCAGTCGAACATGCGGCCGTAGCCTTCTTCGCCGTCCCGGAAGAACCGAGCGCCCCCCTCTGGGGCTTTCCCTGGTGTGGTGACATTAGCAGGCAGCCGGGAGGCCGGTGTGGCGACATCGGCCGTCGCCCGGTTGACCTGGCGCACTCTCTCCTGTGCCCGAGTTACGGCAACTAGAGCCTGGCGAAGGGCCTCCTCGGCCTCCGTGAGATGCGGGTTAGGCATTAGTAGCGGCTCCTCGGTCCGTAGTCGTCGTCATTGCTGTATTGGTCGTAAGAAGCCCCGGAATAGCCCCCAGGGCCTCCAGGAGTGCCCCAGGGCGTGTTATAGGGGTCTCCGCCGCTATAGTGCCCCGTTGCCTGGGTCTTAGCGATCCTGGCAGCCTGAATTATCCGAGCAAGCTGTTCGGCGCTAGGGGCAATCATGTAGTAGGTTATGGTGAACCAGTGGATCACGCCCAGGACATAGAACGCTGTCCGAAGCGATTCCTCCTCAGTCATCTTGTGGATCAGGAACGCCATGCCAAGGACGTTGACGACCGCAACGACGTAAGAGAACCAGCGACGGTAGAAGAAATTGCTTTCAGGCAACGGGTCTTGAAGGACATGCACCGTGGCCGATGTCTCCGGCGTTTCGGTTTTCTGTTCTTCTGACATGCCTTGCGACCTAGCGATTGAAATTATTGAGTGCTTCGGTGAGCTTTAGCATGTTCTCGCTGGTGGCGACAATAGCTCGTCGATTTTCAGTAAGTTCATGGGTGTGTTCTGCCGTGCAACGCCGAAGATCGACTACCTCGTCTCGCAAGTTTTCGATCTCGCGCGCCAGGCTTTGCAGTATATACGTCTCTGCGGTAGCCACGGGAATCGCGGCCACTAGGCGGTCGCCTTCCTGTTTGGTTATGACGCTTTTCTTGATCTCCTGCCAGCCTTTCCAAACCCCCGCAATAACGGCAGCTACGGCAAGAATGATGATTGAAAGATTGGCAAGGACGGTTTCAGGATCGAGTGAGGGAACGACTGAGGCGGCTGTTGTCATTGATCGTCCCTTCGTCAATCCGTTTCTGGACCTCTGCCTTGATAGCATCTTGGCCCGCCGCATATGCGGAAATCATATCCGCGAACACCAACCAAGGGTAAACAGCAAGGCCGGGATTCGGGACACCGCTTTGATAAAGACCAATTGTGACCTGTGTAAAGACAAACATGGTCAGGAAGGCGGTGATTACTCGAACTACGGGAGTCCTGACGTGCGCGCCGTTGATGTAAAGCGCTCCCGCTCGGATAGTGCCGACCGAGACCCCCAGGAAGCCCCAGAACTGGTGCGCTTCCATGCCGACGGGCGTCATCGCAGCCATCGCGCCGAAGATTACTCGGCCTACGTCGGTCGTGAACATTTCCGGGTGAACCAATACATAGGCCCCCCAGGTCAGCACAAGACCTGACATAACCCACTCCATTTTTCGAGCGGACCAGTGTTGTCCGATGGAAAATGCGGCCATGAGGGTTGCCTTCCGGAAGGGGGGTATCTGCATTTCTGGGCGACCTTTAGGATTTCTATAGGGTAAAATGTCGGTTTTGTCTACTTGATGGGTCTTGAATCGGCAATCCCTTCGATTCGGGGGCTGTGGAAATGATTTCTGACGATCAGTAGATAGCGTAAATTTCGTTCAATTCGGCGCTGACCGCTTCCATATCTGCCTGTGCCAGGAGAGTTCCGCTACCCCAAATAATGAACTCATACATTCGTCCATCGAAAAAGTTACTTGATAGAGACGTCCAGGTGTTACGAAGAAACTGTAGGGAAGTCGGGTCCGAAGAACTAGGGTTGGTTGCGTTCGATATTCGAGTGTAAGTCCCGTTTATGACAATTCGAGAGGCGGAAGCACTCTCGACGCTGCACACAACAATCATAGGATCAGCAATGCCGCTGAATGTAAACTGCGGCTTAAAGTTGCGAATCTGACCTGCCGAAGGCAACAAGTGTGTATCGAACTTGCCTCCAGCCGCTCCGGTGCCTCCGGTCAAAGGGTTGTGTGTTGCGGCCGCGTTCCAGTTACCGATTACGAAAGCAAAGGTTCTGAACCCGACTGGAATCGAAGTAATGCCTCCGTTGTGCGAAATCGCTAAGTCCTCGAAAAACCTTTCATCAGTATCCGGGCAATCCATATAGGGTTGTCCGTTCTGTCCTCCAGTCTTGAATATAGGACGATTCGCAAGAACCGCTTGGTCCGCATCTTCTCCCGTAGCGGCAATAATGTTGGCCCATTTTTGCACCGGATCGTCGTTGACCGCCGGAGTAGAACCTGCGTCGGAAAAGACTCCTTCGCTTGCGCGGAACCAATGCGTGATGTTCGCTCCCGAAGGGAAGACCAGAGGATCGGGGGAGGCTCCCCCCGTGGCCGGGCTGCCCGAAATGATGCCCGGAATCGTGCGGTCTGTCCTATCAGGTCGAAATTATCTATAGCCACTCGTTTGAGGGTCACTGTCATCCCTGGATTGAGGACAAGGGTGCCCCCCGCCGGGGGATTAATAGTGACTCCTCCTCCTGCAACTAAAGTCAAATCGTCCGAAGCTGCTGCGTTACGAATATGGAACTCCGCATCCTGAGTGATCGCTTCGGTCGCGTCGGGCTGCACCGTCAGCGTCTTGGCCCCCACGGCCGTCCAGCGTTGAAACTTGTTCTTGTTGGCGTCCAGCAGGTTGGCTGCTGCGCCTGCCTCTGTAATGGTTTCCGAACTGACCGCACCTCCTCCGCCCCAACTCGCGACGTCAATAAACTGCAAGCGGGCGTAGTGTTCGACATCACCTACATTGAAAGCCGTTCCTGCGCCATTTGTGGCGGCGGTAGTTTCGACTCGGCTTTCCAGCCGTATATCGGTTGTATCCGCCAAGGTAATAATGCCGTAGAAATCGCTGTTATCGCTTGATCCGTCTGTCCCCGAATCTGCGAAAACCTGCGTCCCGTAAAGCAAGACAGAAGCATTGGTGACATCGTAGAGCCGAGCAATGCCTTTATTGCACCGAAAGAAAGGCACCGAACCGAGAACCAAGTAAGTCCCGGCAGGCAGAGTAATGACATTGGCAGCCAGGGTTAGCCCTATGGTGTCGGCCAGTTCGGTCGTGATTTTTCGAGTCTCAAACGTCCCTGCCGTCAGAGTTCCTCCGTTGGTATTCAGTGCTTCCTGGTGTTCGACTATAGCGTATTTCGGAACACCCGCACCTCCGCCTGGAATCGCGATATTAGCAACCCCGCCTCCCGCGTCGGTGACAGTGACGCCTGACCCAGTGAAATTCAGCGCCGTAGCTGCCGCAAGAATCTGAACCGTATCGTCTTGAACCTCTAGCGCGCCGCCGCCGGTCGCCAATTCGGCCCAGACTAGCCCGTCGAATTGCTCAATATATCCGGCGAACTGGTTATAGACCATCCAACCTTCATCCGGCGTGACGTAAACCCAGGCTCCATTGTCCCGGATCGCGATCTTGTTTGGGTTGGTCGGTTCGGTCTCGTCGAGAAGATAAATTTCTCCGTCGGCGGGAACTCCCGGTTCCGCCGAAACCTTATCCAAGACAACCGCCTGGCACATGGCGGATAGAGTCAGGAGATTGAGGTCCATCTCGTCGTTCCACCCGTCTTCCCCTAGAGAGAAGAACGCCTGGAGGGCGAGGTTGGGTAGTGCGCGTGAAGGCATGTTAAGCTCCGCCGTAATTTAGACCATACCCATAGCCCCAGCCGCCGTTGAGGACAACCTGGAAGCGATACGGGAAAGTGGATTCAAGACCGTCTCTCACGGAAACCATTTCCATGAAGACAAGATTGCCCGCGCCGTCGGTGCCCTGGTCTACCGCAAGATACGTCCAGGTATCAACGGTTCCGACGTCGTAGGTGTTCAGCAATGTCACGTTATCTTCGGCATAAATCCGAATCCGGTATTCGACTCCAGTCTCCGGTCCTACGCTGCCCTCCTCGTGCCCGACGGCCGTATCGGCCTGAACCAGCCGGTCTCGGTGCGTCCAGGTCAAGACAGGCTCGGGAGCCTCACCACGGGGCGCGTAGATCGAGATCGCGTCGACCTGGACGTTCCCTGGAGGATATGGCCGGAATAGGCGCTGATTCGTTTCCACGGTTAGTTCGGTCGCATCTGCGAGATCGAGCAAGTCGGTGGCAGTCCGAGTCAGGACTTTAGCGTTCACGGTCTCACCGTCGACATACTCCCGTCCGTCAGAAACCATTTCATCGTCGACAAGCCAGACCGAAGCGTCGGCCAGGTGCGCGGCCGGTATTGTGTCGGCCACGCCGCGCTTGACGGTCGCGGCTCCGGTGACGGAGTCGAAGGTGAGTAGCGACATTTGTTCGTCGTCGATCAGGATCACATCGCCTGCGTTGAACTCGGCAGAGAAGGCTGCCAGGTCCCCGACAAACGTCATGGCGGTGTCGAGCGGCGCGACGTTGGCCGCCAGGGCCGTGCGCGCGGTGAAGCCACCACGGGTCTGGTTCACATAGTCTTCGCCGGTCGCTTTGGTCGCCAGGTCGTAGCCCTGTGTGGCGACACCGGCAGGCGGACGGGCGACTGTGGCGATGAAGCTGGTGTTCGCGTCTACCGCGTCTCGGTCTGCCGCTTCGCTTCGGATGTAGTAGTCACGCCAGTTGACCTCCAGGAGACGCGATTCCAGAGCCGGGGCCGCCTCGAAATTCGGCGGAGTCCAGATGCGCCCCGGTGGCTCGATATAAGAGGCGTCCGGCATCGCGAAGACGTCCTGTATAACGGACATCTCGATCTCATTGTTTCCGTTGGCGACCGGACGCTCTCTGATCTCCCCGGCTCGGACTATAATTTCGGCAATCCCCTTGCCGGGATGGGCGATTTTGAACGGCATCCCAGGAGCCAATTTGTATGCTCTCCGGTCAAAAACGCACGAGAACTTGCGGAGACCTTGTTGCACACCTAGTTCGCGTTCGGCAATTCGTCCTAAGAGCGCGCGCGTCGGGATGCCTTTGTAGACGATAGTGTTGGAAATGATTTCCCCGAGCGACTGGATAGACGCAAGGTTTTGAACCGTTACCGCGATTTCCTCTTTGGTCGTTGGATCGAAACCCTTGACCACGATTTCGTTGTAAGCGGTCTCCTCTGAGCTTGCATCATCTTCCTCGATCCGAAGAAGCCCGGTCCCTGGGGCAAAAACAGGCAAGGTATCCGGGTCGTAGTCATCCCGAATTAGTCGAAGCGTCATCTTGCCGGTGGTCCGGTCGACATATTGAACTCCACCAATATGGTTGATGACTTGCGGGATGAACTCTTTAATCGTCTCCTGGCGAAACCAGGGAAGACAGATGCCCAGACCCTCTTGGCAAAGCTGGTTCGCTGCGTAGATGTAGCTGTTCTCGTCGATCAGGTCGGCAGGCATACCTCGCCCCCATTCGGGGTTGGTATTGATTTCATAAAGGATATGCGAGCCGTTCATCGCTCGAATAAGCCCGCCGGATTCCGATTGTAGTGTAATCGTAGCTCGGAAAGGATAGAACGGCGCGTTGTTATGCCAACCCGCGCTAGTCCGACGGATGCGGAACGCCCACTCTTTCGGATAAGGGTTTAGCGTAGTAATCAACCCGTCGAACCAAGCGGTGACGACTCCCCGGAAATTCGGAACATCTCCACCTAACGCCGTTTCAATGTCAGGCAATGTTCCGACGGCCGTGTTGACCGCGCCCTGGAGAACTTGGTCAGAAGCTCCGTTGTAAAAATAGATCGGACCCTTAACTCCGCCTTCCTTCTCGTCTCCACCAAAAAGTTCTGGCTTGTTTATCAGATAAAGCTGACCGGATTCATCGAGGCAGATTTCTTCGTCACCGTTCAACACGCTGATTCCGCCGACGGTGATGTCAGCAATCGAGTTCACAGGTCCTCGGCAGAGACCCATCTGGAGAGTCCAAAGGTATCGGAACCCAACGGTTTGCTTCTTAGCGCCCATCCTCGGCCACCTCCTCGCGGGCTACCTTAGTGGCGCGGGCTGCCAGAGGACAGCCAGTTTCCTCAAAATCCGAGACCGGACGACCTTCTGCCAGGAACTCCGCCCAGGACCAGCCGCGTTGTGCAAACCAAGCCCGCGCACCGCTCATGCAGAGCTTGGCAGCCCGGACATGCCGGATAAGTAGCAGAGGATCAGGCGCGATCATTTCTTACCTTTCTTGACTTTCTGAGTCCTCATGTTTCCGAACCAGAGGACAAACCACCCGTCTGTCCAAACGTCTCCAAAGACAACCATCTGCGGTGTGCCTTCGTCGACTTGAGGAAAGTCGAAATCTTCGGATGACGCAGCTTCCACGCTCTGAGGTTTGACCAAGAGCGCCTGAATCGCAGTTGACGCGACTAGGAATACCAAGGCCCAAGCGAGTAACGGCATTTCGACTCCTAGAAGACGGGGGTTCCGTCGAACGGTGACTTACCAGGCATATGAGGGAATCCGCCGTAGTTGGCAAGGTTCCCGAACAGCTTACAAACTGTCGTCGTTCTGGCGCAACCAGGGTAGAGCGTCAATGCCAGCCCGACGGTCAGACCAGCCGGTGCCCCAAGCGTCAGGAAATCGTTTCCAGTATGCCGCTTGATACCCAGGCGTTCAAAGGAGCCATCCGGCCGGGTATATTCCAGGAAACCCCCGTTGAAGGTGCCTTCGGCTGGGTCGGCGTAAGCCGCGACCGTGAAGCCTGTCGAGGTGACAGTGGCGACGGTGTGCGCGTATGCGTGAGCGCTTTTATCCAGGTTACAGCCGATCCCGTAAAGGACATGAGGGCACATGCGCGACCAGAACAGCCGAAGACCGTTGCGATCATAGCTACCAGCGATAGAACGACAACTCAGCGAGGATGAGGCCCGGTCGACTAGGATAGCGTTGGTGACGCTACCAACCCACTGAATCGCGGCTTGGTCAGGCGGATCGCCTAGGTGCCAGCGCCGGAGCTTGAGCCAGAGCTTGCCCGATGGCCGATTACCTCCCCGAAACAGTTGGGCGACCTCCGCGTCAGACTGAATCTGGACCACTAGATCGTTGCGGTCGTTTCCGCCTTGCGTGATCCCCTCGTCCATGACTGCGGTAGGGGACCAGGTTGCGGCCACCTCGTCTCCGTCAACGATCTGTTCTTCGTCTCCCGTGCAATACCGATAGTAAGTGTTCCCCAGTCGAAACTCGTAGAGCATGATGGGCTGACCATCGGTATTGCTGATCTCGCGCGTTTCGTATGCCATTATGTGACCCCGAAGAAGTGGTTGTCAGGGAAATTGCCTGCGCGGGGAAACAGCGTGATCCCGTTGCCCTCGTCACTGTTTTGCCCTGGAGTGATCCAAACGCTCTGGCGTGTCGGGAGGGGTCCTTGCGCCTCCTGGTCCCACTGTTGGAAAGTCAGGTAGTTGACAAAAGGAGGTTCAGAGGTCGAACCGCCGCCAAGCTGCTGCATTTGGATTTCTATTTCTCGGTTGTCGCCTCTGTCGGTATGGACGTAAAGGTTCACAAACGAACTGTCTGCTGCGCGCTGGAACTGGTGTGTCTCTGAAAGACGGGCCGGATTAAATTCGCCGTTTCCGTCTGTGTAATAGAAGCTGGAGTATTGCTGAGTCCCCAGGAGAGAGTTCAACCACATGCTAAGACTGCCTCCTCCGATTCCGCTCACATTGCCGGGCATTACTAGCGACACTTTATAATACCAGCCCTCGAAAACCGGAGCCACGGTCGCGCAAGCCCAAGGTTCGACGATCCCGCAAGGTTCTGCGGATTCGGCTGCGACGGGAATTGGCACTGAGAGCGGGGTAGGCGCAGTGCGGATGTTAGGGAAGGATCGGAACGTCGTGGTCAATTCCGTTAGTCCGGTCGAGTCGGTGTAATGCGTAAACTCGAAATCGTCCTGGTCGAACCGGGCCGTATCCATAAAGCTGATCTTGCGGACAAGACCCGGTGAGAGGTCTAGGCCCAGCGGAGCGTCTAGGTCCAGAGTTTCGGTATTGCCGGTCAGCGTTGCATCGGTGATCTGTCGAGCGATTCTCTGGCCGTCGAAAGTCCAGATAATGATATGCTCGCGGCCGCTACCAGGGCCTCCGGCGTAAGCGAGACCGATATTTTCGATCTCGATCTGGCTTTCCGCCGCGAGATGGGAGCCTACAAGCTCCAGGTCTCGCTTGAACGTGGGGAGCCAGAACTCTCCACGCCGTCCCTGGTGCCTATAGAGAAGATCGCGGGCGCTGGCAAGCCCCGACCGGCCTTGCAGAAAATACCGATGCTCCTGGCCTACGTTCGCCCGGCCTACGGGATCGGTCCGGTAGACCAGGCCGACCTGGGCGTCGTAATCCACGACGTCGTGTTGAAGCTCCGAAGACAGGCCGCCCACCCAGTTCGGCTCGCTTTCCAGGATCGGAAGCCCGAGATAAACCGGAGACCCGTCGACGGCGGGCGTCCAAGTATTCGCGTCCTTGACTGTCAGGCGTGTGACGACATTGGCGACGTCGGCCGACTCATGTTCAAGCTCGCCCAGGTCGTCGATCAGCGCGCGGCGGAGAGGCATAACGCGCGATCCTGCGGGCCAGGAGCGCCCAGTGGCCGTCGATAAGTCGATTCCTCCGGCGTCTACGGCCGCGACGTCGATCACCTCAAAATCAAGCGCCGTTGCCCCCTGAATAATGATCGCCTTGCCTACTGCGAACTCGGTATGCGTAGTGTCGAAATTGAGTCGATTGGTAACTCCGGCCACGGTTTGAACCGGGAGACGCACGACATCCCAGTAGAGAGGGACCGTGATTTCCTGGGCAGACAGCCGGTGCATGAAAATGTCGAAGAACGCGCGCTCAGGCCCGTGTAGCAGGAAAGACGCCTCTAGGGACCTTCTGGGGGTCTGACGGACAGCCTGACGCTGTTCAGCGCCCTCGTCGGCCCTCAGGAGCGTCGTAAAGAACGATAGGCGCTCCTGGACGCCTTCGCCCCAGTTGGGTCGAAACGAGAAGCAAGGAAGCAAGGTGTCTGACACGCGGCACTATTCCAATATCTGTCTGATCGTCGGCTTGTTTGCTTTGATTACAGTAAGGATCGCCCGTTCGCCAGACTTGCCTTGCATTGCGGATGCGACTTGTTCCGGCTCCAGCAGGAGAACCTGGCGGATACCCTGTGCCGCACCGCCTCCACCTCCGCCCTTGCCGCCGCCGTTGCGAACGTGCCGAGGGTCTTGCTCAGTGATAACCTCCTCCCCCTTCTGGAGGATCGCCGCGTATTCGTCCGGACGGAGACCCAAGCCACCTCCCGAGTGAAAACGCGGAGCGCCAAGCCAGGCAGCAGAGGACATCCCGGTCCGAGAACGCCTACTGCCTCCGACTCCGACTACACCACCGCTATGGAAAAACAGTCCGCCAAGACCTCCTGTCCCTGCCCCCAGGATCGCCTTGGCAGCCTGGAGAGCGACCATCTGAATAAGAACCTGTGCAATCGCCCCCAGAAAGTCTCCTACCAGGCTCAACGCCGTAGTGAAAACGTTGTTGATCGCATCGCCAAAACTGAGAGTGCCCGACACCAGGCCGACGATAGTGTCTGCTGCGGTCTGAAAAGCGGTCGCGACTCCGTTGACGATGCTCTGTTGAGCCGCCTGGTTGACTTGGAGAATACGGTCGTCGACATTGACCAGGCCCGCATCCACGGCATCCAGGCGCGCAATCCAAGCGCGGTATGCGGTCTCACTAATCAAGGGAAGACCCGTAAGCTCGTCGTTGGTGGCGCGAAGGACCTCCAACGAGGCGCGAAGCGCGGTTGTCTGTGCCTGAATCTCTCCAGCCGCCAGGTTGAACGCCTCGGCCGTCTTAGCCCGAGCTTCTTCGTCTGTCAGAATACCGATTTCACGAAGATCGTTGTAGGCCGAAACCAGGTCGTTCCGCTCTTGGAGAACCTGGTTCAGCCGCTCCTCCTGCTGCCCAAACGCAGAAGTCAAGACGGCGGTGGCCGCATTGTTCGTAGGATCGCCCGCCACGATTCGCTCCAGCCGTGCGATAAGTGAAACCATTTCCGGAGAGGGCGTAGTCCCGGCCACGGCGCGAGCAATGTCCAGGGCGCGCTGGGCAGCCTCGACAATCTGGGGCGAGATGCGCGCGTTGACTGCCTCTGCCTGGCGGAACGCTTCTTCAACGCTCAGAGCGCCCCGCTCCTGGGCGTCCGTGATGTTCTCGATCTCGTCCGAACGCTGTTGCGCCAAGAGGTTCGCTTGCTCCTCAAAAAACGCGATCTCCTCTTGCTGTTTAAGGATGTTCTTGCCCGCCTCGATCCGCTTCTCCACGTCGTCCAGAGAAGTGCCGTCTCGCGTCTCGGTG